TTACATTTTTTCAAGTAATTCGACGCTTTTATCCTCCATCGTCGGCGTCACTTCTGCATAAATTTGCAAAGTTTCATGCATAGTCCGGTGGCCGAGTCTGTGCTGCACGTCCTTTGGATTCGCGCCGGCCTCCAGAAGCATGGTAGCGTGTGTCTTCCGAAGACTGTGAAAATCACAGTCGATGCCGAGCTGCGTTTGGATCACACCGACCGTGTGTTGCATCGTGTTCGGCCGGACGAAGGTGCCGTTCTCTCTGCAGCAGACGAGGTGGATCCGGTGATCCGGGTCGCCCGGGCCCTCGATCAGATGCCTCTCCTCATCGACATGATACTCGGTATAGTATGGCCCATAGGCAAGGCGAGCACGACACTGCATCGCGTAGCTCCGCTGCAGCAGGCTGAGCAGCTGGGAGCTGATCCGAATCGTGCGGACGCTGTCGTATTTCGGGGCGGTGAAGTACATCGTCTGCAAATTTCCACGCCTAGCATGCGTCGACGCAGCAGCTCCGCTCTTCACGTACTGGATCTGACGATTCACGGTGATCGTGCCGGCCTCGAAGTTGACATCCTCCCAGCACAGGCCGAAGGCCTCACCCTTCCGGAGCCCGGCCCAGTAACCAAGCATCAGCGGAAGATGGGACGGATGCCCTTCCGGAAAGCGCTCAATGATTCGGCCCCAGGAGACACGATCGATATAGCGGTGCGGGTTCTGGCGCGTCGGCTGATCGGGCACCGCACGGGCGGAAGGAAGGCGCGCGTTCTTCGCCGGATTATATTTGATGTATTCCATGCGGACGGCCCAGTCCATGGATCCGGTGAGCCGGCCCTTTACGTTGGAGAGTGTATTGCGGGAGAATCCCTCGTTAAAAAGATCGTTGAGATATTCCTGAATGACCTTCGCAGAGATCGATTTCAGATAATAGTTTCCGAGGCGAGGCTCGATGTAACTTCGAATCTGCTTCAGATAGCCCTGATACGTGGCCGGCTTCCACTGCGATCGGGAAGCCTCGAGCCACTCCTCGAGAAAATCAGTCATGGACATCTCGGACGGCTTAAACACGCTGCCGGTGTTCAGATAGTCGTGCATCGCCTGCGTGCCGACTTTCAGGGCTTCACCCTTTGTTCGGAAGCCGGATTTACTGACGGTTTTACGTTTACCGTTCACACGGGCGACTTCAAACAGGTATTCCCATTTGGATCCGCGTTTCCGTACTCGTAGTTCCATATCGTACCTCCCTAAAAATAGATGACTTTAAGAAAGGAATGCGATATACTGAACCTGTTAGAATGGTGTGTAATATCACATTCCATGTACATGCGTCTGACTCACTGCAATGAGTCGGGCGCTTTTTTATTTTCAAACGTTTTCCATATGATTTATTAAATGTGGATAACTTCAACTGTTCGGAAATTCCGACTAGTTGCCCCTGTGAGCCTCATACTCAGCATTTTGAGTATTAAGCTATAAGTGATTCACGTTTAAGAATTTCAAGAGTTTCATTGTATTCTTGTGCAACTGGAATCCTAGTAAATTGAACAGTATTATCAAAATTTTCTTTGACTACGTTTTCAATATCATCCAAGCTAACCTTGAAAAATTCTTTACGGTTATTAATTCTGTTGACTCTATTTTTATCAAACTCTTGATGTAGTTTAGCTTCCAGTGCAGGAGCATCATTTGAAAAGATCATTGCGTGTACGTCAAATGGGAATGGAACAGATGCACTACTTAATTCATCGATTCGGTCCATTGGCTCAAGACGTCTTGTCATACCAATTTTATAAACATTATCGCCAAACGAGCCTATATTGGAAATTACATATACATATCCAGCTTTTGCATTAGCTTCTCTTGTTAAGACATCCTGCTTTTGGGTTTCCAATTCTTTGAGCTTTTCTTCTAGTTCTTTAATTTTATCAATGTAAAGCTGCTTTTCAGCATCGTTAGTAGTCCGCTGCAGGTACTTGGTCATTCTGTTTATTTCATTGTTAAACTGGGATTGATCTTTTTCAATTTTAGCTTTCTGCTGTTCAATTTCTTTCTGGGCTTTAGCCTCTTCTACCATTTCTTCACGGATTGCCTTTTGCTGTTCCCGTTCCTGTTCAGCTTTCAGTGCAAAAGAGTAAACCAGATCAAGTTCTTTCAACTTCAAGGACAAAAATTTATTATTTAATTGGACACCATCAATTTCGTAAATTTTATTCAGAGTTTCAAACGACTTTGTTAAACGGTTTCGAAGGGAATCAATTCCTTTTATTGTCACGGATTGGATGATATTGTCGCATTCTGCATTAAAGCAACGAACAATTTGCTTGGCATTATCTCTCGCACTTTTCTTTGATAAGGCTCCAGAGATGTTTAAAAGAGATCCATCATTTATTGCAGACTTCTCTTCATTTTTCAGCAATGCCAGTTGGGTTTTACATTCTTGAGAAGATATTCCTTCATAATCCGACATATTGTACTGTTCAGAAACAACTTCTTTTTCCATATCTTGAGACTCAGAATGAAGCTGATCCAGATATTCTTTGGCAGTATTTTGCTGAGATTCCAGTTCTTGAATTGTTGTTTTTAGGCTATCTATATTGCCATTTAGAGAATCAATTTCTCCATACTTGCTTATTAAGTTATTATCATCATTTATCTGCAATAATAATAAAAAGATCCCGACAATGATTGGAAACTTATATTGGCTAAAGGCAAAAATAAAACAGATAAACCATGTGCTTAGATACCACTTCTTACGCAAAGACTTTTTCATTACAGATCCTCCATAAATATATGAAATATAAAATGTAGCCTATATTAAAACTTCCCACGCAATTCAACAACTTTGCCTATTATTCTTACTGGTATACAATCTATTTCAGACTTATCAAAAACCATCGGCTCATATGCCGGATTAAAAGAAATCAACATTATTCCGGTATTTGTCTTTTTAAGTTTTTTACAACATCCTTCATTTCCATTTACTAGAGCAATGACAATATCGTCTGTATCTGCATCATCTTGCTTACGAACAATTACAACATCTCCGTTTTGAATCCTTGGGCTCATGGAATTGCCCTTGATTTTTAATCCGAAATATTCACCATCTTTTGCCATTTCCTGAGGGATTTCTTCCCAGTCAATGATCTCCTCTATAGCGTCAAGCGGGATTCCGGCGGCAACTCTGCCAAGGACCGGAATGCGGCAGTAGGATTTTTCCTTCGGATGTTCCATTCCCATAATCGTCAGAGGACTAGTTCCAAAAAGCTCAGCTAATTTTACAATATTATCGGATGGAATATTAGTAATAATGTTATTTTCGTATTTATAGATAGTTTGTTTTGTAGTTCCAAGATATTTAGCAAGTTCTTCTTGCGTCATATGTCGTTGCAATCTCAACTCTTTTATGACTTTGCCTTTATCCATCTTATTCAACTCCTTCCAATATGAAGTAACTTGATTATATTTCATATCTGATAAAAAATCAATCAAATATAACTTGACAAGTTCCAATAATGGTTTTATCATAAGTAACGTAATAAGTTACTATTCAGAAAGGAGACCGAATACATGGCAAACATTAATCTGCTTAAAGGTAAGATTGTTGCATCTGGATATAATCTCACAGAATTTGCAAAAGCTATTAATATGCCTTATACAACGTTTTCAAGGCGTTTATCCTCTGGCATTTTTGGTTCTGACGAGATCGAAAAGATGGCTAGAATCTTGTCCCTAACGTCAGAAGAAATCAGGGCTATTTTTTTTAACTAATAAGTAACTTTACAAGTTACAATAGGAGGAACTATGTGTTATCAGTATCAGGCAGTGTACACAGTAAAAGAGGCAACGAAGGTTCTCCGTACCGGCGAGCGCTACGTTCGCCAGCTGATCCGGGACGGTGAGCTGCCGGCGATCCGTTTAGGATCCGGAGGATACCTGCGGATCAGAGGCATTGACCTCGAGAACTACATCAACGGAATGGAAACGGTGAGAGATGTCGGAGAAGCGGAAGCGGACGGCGACGACGGTTGAATGGGCAAAGGTATTTGAGTCATGACATGTAAAAGTTGCCTGCACGGTCCGATCTGTGCAGAGAGGTCAAGGGAAATACTTTGTAAAGACTTTATTAAGGGAGCTGATGAAGATGAAAACAACAATCAGAAAAAGAAGAAAGAAAAGAATCGTCGTCGCCGGTCTTCTGATCCTGGCAGGAATCGGGCTGACAATGATGTCAATATTTATCCTGCTGATTAGTCCTGGAGGGATTGCCGATTCCATAGGGATTGGATTAGGCATGATGGGCTGTGCTTCATTTGGAGTCGCTGGAGAGGGGTTCTGATGATGGAGCAGACAGTTGTAACAATAAAGTTTGACTTCCTTGGAGACAAGGCAGAAGCCATCAATAAGGCATTAAGACTTATCCACCGGGAGATGGACAGAGGATCCATCATAGGTGGAACGATATCAGAAGTGGGTAACACTTATGATATAAAAAACGTCTCCACACCAGCGGCAACTGATGTAGAGACCAAAGACGGAAATTAACACCTATCCGTCTCCATATTATCACAAATGGAGGAAAAGAAAATGACAAAAGAACAGGAACTTGAAAACCGTAAGAAACTGCATGAGATCCTGGATATCGTCCTGGATACCAACAGTTTATATAGTCGTAAGAGAGCAGAAACCGGAACACTGCCGACAGTGTTCATGAATTATTCTGGACATGTTTCAGAAATCATTATAGACGTCCATCCGGATGGATGGGGTCCTGATCCTATTGGGTTAGGTTCTGATTTCAAAAAAAGTTTTTCAGTCTATGTTGATGAACCCATTAAAGATTCGTTTATCAGTTCTTTTAGAGATTACTGTCAGCACGCGCTTTCTGAGAAAAAAGAGTCCGAGACCCTGCAGAGGGACATCATCGGGCAGGAAGAGACGATCAAGACCGAAAAAGAAAAGCTTACAAGCATGAAAAGAAAACTCCGGAAGGCTTTAAAAAGAGAGTCTCAGGAGGTGACAGCGTGATCTGGGACGAGGAGCCGGTAGACAGAGATGTCCAGGTTACTCTGACCGTAGACATCACCGTCACAGTAGAAGCTGCCTGGCGGGCTGACGCGGTTGAAACGGCTAAACAGTTGGTCATGCAGATACTTCACAACGATGCGGTCGATGATTACGACTTTCATCCGGAAAACTGGGTATCTGCAAATATCTATGACCCAAACTGGGAGGACTAAATGGATACGTTATTTTCGCTCACGGAAGAATATCAGCAGCTGCTTGACCTAGCATCCTCCATGGATCCGGAGGACGAACAGACCTTCAAGGACACCATGGAGGGAGTCCTTGGGGAAATTGATCATAAAGCGGACGGCTATTGTGCCGTACAGACTCAACTCAAGGGACGGATCACAGTCATTGAGCAGGAAATTGACCGGCTGATGGCACTTAAGGGTGCCATTGAAAACCATATCAAAGCAATGAACAATGCTCTGATGGCTTCCATGGATATCACAGGTCGGGCAGAGATTAAGACCGACCTGCACAAGATCAAGGTTGTTAATAACGGAGGAAAGCTTCCGTTGAAGATTGACGGAATCGTGCCGGACGAGTTCACCAAGACAGAAATTAAGGTGAGCCCGGACAACGATAAGATCCGCGAGGCACTGGATGCCGGGCAGGAGCTTCCGTTTGCACACTATGGCGATCGTGGGCGGCATTTGAATATTAAATGAAGAGAGTAAGAGGTAAGTATGAAATTTAGGCATTTAACGGCAGATGAAATCGACTGCCGGATTGCAACGGTAAATCAGAAGGGCGTAAGCCTCTTGCTTTACAAAGACGCAAGAGTAGACCAGAACATCCTGGACGAAACTTTCGGAATATTTGGGTGGCAGAGAAGCCATCAGTTAATTGGTGACAGACTATATTGCACGATATCAATAAAGGATCCTGATACAGGAGACTGGATTTCCAAGCAAGATGTTGGGACTGAGAGCTATACCGAAAAAGAAAAAGGTCAGGCTTCGGATTCCTTCAAGAGAGCCGGGTTTAACTGGGGGATAGGCAGAGAACTTTACACAGCTCCATTCATATGGATTCCGGCTAACCTTGCCGGAGTCACAGAGCCGGTAAAAGGCCAGTACAAATGTTACACACGGTTCAAGGTGGCAGAAATCGATTATAACGCTGATACGATCAGCTATCTTGCGGTTGAAGACAGTAAAGGCGGGCTTGTGTATTCATACGGCAAGCCTAAATATATATCAGCTCTTGAACGAGACACATTGATAACTGCAATGCGGAACTCCGGTGCTACAGAAGAAGCCATTAGAAGGATACCAGAAAAAGTAACTGTTAAAGACCGTGACGCAACAATGAGGAAGATAAGTGAAATGCAGAGGGACAATAAAGAGCGTAAACCCGCATGACATCCGGATAGACATGGCTGGAGATCTTGCCAACATCGAGAGATATGTTGGCAAGGATCTGGACATTGAACTAAAGATTCACCGTAAACACCGGAGTCTGAATGCGAATGCAATGTTGTGGGCTTGCCTCACAGACCTTGCAGCAGCATTGCACGTGGATAACTGGACCATGTATGAAACGGAAATCAAACGTTATGGAGTAGGGACAGAAGTCGCGGTCATTCCGACAGCGGTACCAATGCTAAAAAGTAAATTCCGTGTAGTTGTAGATCTTGGAGTCCGAGACGGTATGGCACATGAGCTCTGCTACTTTGGGAGCTCTACATACAACAGTAAGGAAATGAGCAGACTGATTGACGGAGTACTACAGGATATGCGGGAGATGAATCTTGAAACACCTGATGATGAGATTATTGATGCACTGATTAAGGAGTTGGAAAGTGGCAATAAAGCAGACTGATCCGCACAAGCGAGGGAAATCTTCTAGGGATAAGGGCAAGCGGGGAGAACTTGAGCTTGTAAACCTGATCCGGGATACCTGGGGATATGACGTAAGTCGAGGGAAAGTATTCTACCACGAGTCTGATATGGTCGGATTAAATGGCATCCATCCGGAGATTAAGCGAAAAGAACGGTTAAACCTCGATGATGCCATGCAGCAGGCAATTGAAGAGTCAATTAAAAGACAGGATGGGCTGCCAACCGTCTTCCACCGCAAGGATCGTGGGGAATGGCTAGTCACCATGAAACTGTCAGACTGGATTGATCTTTATGGGGCATGGAATGAAAAAGAGTGACGTAAGAAGCGTAATACAGGCAGATTTCCAGGAGAAACTGGATACCGGAAATTACTGCATACATCATGTGTTCAACGGTCCGAACCGGAAGAACAGTGAGGCTTATGGATTCCTGGTTGCGATCCGACCAGCACTCCATGATTATGTTCATGCCAATCCGGACTGCGAAGTGTGGAATGCATGGCGCAGGCTTTGTCAGAAATGGTACGAGCAGTATATAGGACCTAGAGGGGAGTTTATTTTTGAGTTTGGAAGGAGCTATCTGTAATGGCTGAGAAGAAATCATTTTTAATGTATACGACATGGGCGGCATTTATCGCAAAGCTGCCTGATGAGCAGGCCATTCAGCTAACTAAGGCTATTTGCAATTATCAGCTTGGCGAAGAATATTCCATCAAGGATCCGACTGTCAAAGCGTTTTTTGAAACGGTGGTTGTCCCAGAAATGGATAGCAATGATAAAAAATATCAGGACAAAGTAGACAGAATTGGTGAAGCACGCAAATATAAACAGGCTGATATCGATGTGAAATCAGATAGTAATCATGATGAAATCAACATGAAATCAGATAGTAATCATGGTGAAATCAACAGTGATACTGATACTGATACTGATACTGATACTGATACTGATACTGTTACTGACACTGATACTGTTACTGTACGTCCTTCGGACGTTAAACACCCTTCGGGTGTAAAGAAAAACAAGCAAAAAGAAAAGCCGGTCTATTTCCCAGATGATCCTGAGCTGGAAGAGGCTTTCCAGGGTTACATCGAAAACCGGAAGGTGATGAAGTCACCGATGAGCAGCCGGGCTATTAAGCTTGCCATGAATGAGCTGGAAAAGCTGGCTGTTGATGACCGGTATGGTGTAATGGACCGGAAAAAGGCGATTGAGATACTAAACCAGTCGGTGACGAATGGCTGGAAAGGGCTGTTTGAGCTTAAAACTCGAGGACAGCCGCAAGGGATAGATTGGAGCAAGGTATGACAAGAGATGAGACTGTGGCAATTCTCCGGGCAATAGCTGCCAGTTTTCCAACCTTCAAGCCAATGGACATGACAGAGACGGTCAATGTTTGGCACGCAATGCTGGAAGACCAAGACGGTAAGCTGATATTGGCAGCGTTGAAAACCTATATCCGGACAAATGTGACCGGGTTCGCACCGTCCATAGGTCAGCTGATGGAGATAGCCATGAAACTGACATCTCCGGATGAGCTGACAGGACAGCAAGCGTGGGCGCTGGTTGTAAAAGCTATGCGTAACAGCAGTTATAACGCAGTTGATGAGTTTAATAAGCTTCCAAATGCCGTACAGAAAGCAGTTGGGAGTCCGTCTAAGCTTTCAAGCATGGCAACGAATGACGGATACAACGAAAGTGTAGAAAGTTCAAATTTCTTGCGAGCCTATCAGCAGGTACGTGAACGA